GGTGAGAGTGTCGGCCCAGGCATCCTTCTTTAACCAAAACTCTATAGTGGCGCCTTGATTTTGGAGGTCGAACTTTAAATTGCTCTCGCGGTTGGTATCAGGATCATAATAGTTAGATCCAGTAAATTGTTGAGCATAGGGAGTCGGGCCGGTTGGGTTTCCATGAGGGCCGCCCTCTAGATAGATATATTCTAGAGTATTGGGAAGGCCATAACCGTCACTCGACTCCCCACCATTCCTCGTTCCCCAGCCGCCCTGAGATAGATGAACGAAGCCGTTGGTACGGGGATAAAGATTATCGAGAATGTGCAGGTCTACATATGTGGACTCATTCTCCCATTGTATTCTTTCCTTAAGTGAACCGTCATAAGGATAATTATCTAGGATTCTCCCAATCGATTGAGCATAATACTCTTCTGCCGAGCCATACCTAGCGAAGTTCTTAGGATCAGAATAATCGATCCGAGGGATAAACCGCTTTTCGTGAATAATATCCTGCGTATGATACTGACGAGATTCAACTTCTCCGCCGATCTGTTTAGAATTCTTATTTGCTAAGGCGGTGACCGCCGTAGCTTTATCGAATAACGTTTTAAAGCTCATGTCTTATTAATTATCAATCTACCCTAAATTTAAAGGTATAGGGTTGCTCTATCCAGGAAGAAATTGAATCATTATAGTACGCCAAATGTATTTCGTACATGTATCCACTTTCCAAAAGAGACATATTCAAATCAAAATAGTTGCCGCTGACGTCGTAAGACATCATAGTATGAAGATTGCTCCCCGTTCCGAAAGGTACCACATTTAGGTCACCAATGACGCGACGGATTGAAAACGCTCCGCTCTCAATAATATCCGTCGGATTAACACTAGTCGCCCGTGTATAAATGGTGGGGCTCCAATTTTTATCTCTAACGAACAGTCTAAATCGTGCTGTTTCGAATGGGGAGTATGATTTCTTCATATATTTAATGTTCGTTACCCTGTTAAATGTAGGGGCGCCCATATAGGTGGGCATCTTTTGGGGATAAATTGATCCAGTAAAATATTGAACGGCTGTATCAGCAGCGCTAGACCATACGTCATACAGAACCGTTAGCGGAGAGGCGGCTGCCGTCACCGCCATCGAGGCAGAATATAGACCGGTGGACACCCGGCCGGCGGAGGCTGAGTGAGATGTGGTTCCGTCACCGCCGCTTTCTCCATAGAGTTGTACAGCGCTTCCTGTGGATGGTGCAGTGGTACCAGATAGCAACGAGACGCGTATTGCCGGATTGCCGGGAATATCTACGAGGCGGCCGCGGATATAGTTATAAAAGTATAAAGTATTCAGATTGTCAGCAGCCGGAGCCAAAGAGCTAGAGTAGTAAAAGTTCTCTCTGTTATCCTTGATGCTAGAGTTCCAGCGCGCTTCCAAAGTGGGGCGTTTAAAGAAGAACTCAGTTGAGCGCGCAAAAAACTGTTTAGTATAATAAGATTCGGTTGCGCCAGCCGGATTATTAATTAATACAGAGGTATCTTGGCCTGTTGAACTAGAGAAAAAAGCCTCTTGGCTGGCAGTAAGACGAATACCAAACCCATAGTTATTGGCAAACTCTGGGTCGTCGCCAGCGATCCACTGTTCTATTACGTCACTGACATCTAATTCAAGATCTTCGTATCCTAGGCCGAAAGATACGTTGTAGTTCGAAGCAGTATGATAGTCTCCACCGATAGACGTCCAGTCGGTGGTGTTGTCGGATTTAATCCAGTTAGATGCCCCCAAGTCTTGATACTCGTCCATATCCAAACCTGAGCCTTCGGCCCACGATCGAGACACCGGAGCCACTACCAAATTAAAGTCTTGCGGTAATGTCCAGGGAGTTCGGGCATTATACATCTTGAGATAGAAAGAAACACTTCCCGAGGCCGCTAACTGGCCGGAGGTGCGATCGGCAGAGATCTGGCTGATTGGGAACTTTACCAAAATACGGGAAAGCTCTTGAGATTGGCCAGTAGCCGAACCGGAGGACTGCCCATAGAGCGAAAATACCTCTAGGGCGTCGGCATAGCCCATATTGGAGCCTGTACCCCGGGTGCTCAGGCCGGCGTCGTAAGCATTTGTAATTGTAGTATCAGCGCTAGCTGTATAACGAAGAAGTCCCATTATCGAACTGACCCAATCAAATCAAGGTTTGGATATTTCAATTCAAATATAACATTCGAAGCTGCTAAAACGTTCTTACCATCGGCAGAAAGGGCGCCCTCAAAGTTATAGTTAGACTCGGAATAAAGATTACCCGAGCGGAGTTTGACTTCTAGTGAACTCACATCCACCACGCCCTCCACTTTCTGGAGGATTCTATACATTTCGGTAAGAGAAAGTCTCTCGCCGATGTCCTGCACAAATGATAATTGAGAGGCCAGTGCATCTGTGCAGCGATTAATCACCTCGAATCTATTTGCTCCCAGGTCCGTCATAACTTCATACTCCACAGCATAGTTCACAATCAAAGGATCGAGGATATCAATTGTATCACTAATCATTTTATAGTGAAGTAACCAATTTTTTAAATTATTCTTAAGAGTTGCGTTAGATTTGATTAATTTGCCGGTCGAAGACTCGGAGATGACCAAAATATTTACATTCCTTTTGAACTCGTCAGTATCCTTAAGAACTGCGGCGCGCTTAATCATGCCATATTTGGGTGGCATACTGTAGCACAGAGCCTGATAGTCGCGTCCAGTTACCGCTCGATTCTGAGTGGCAAAATGACTATAGGTACGCTGCCGCACCTCTTCAGTTGAAGGCAGCGATACGTCCCCCACAAACGACTGCTCATTGGAGACTTCTAGTGAATTTCTAACTGTGGCACGAGAGGCTGTTGATAGGGAACCCTGTGATTTAAACCTTAGGCGCGCGTCGCCGATCTGGGTTATAGTGTCCACGCCGGCATTTACGTCAGTGGTGGTATTGTAGCGATATTCTACCGTAAGGGTAGTATTCGCCGGCGCAATTCCAAATTTGTCAGTGCTTATGAGCCTGGTCGGGTCAAAGTCAATCTCTGTACTGTAGGTTCGGCCATTAAGATCTAATATGACCTCAGTTGGGTCGACAACCGGGTTGGTGAGCTTATTGTTAGCAGAACCATATCCAAACTGTAAATATGTTTCTCCATTAATAGTTTCGAGAGCGAAGCGACGAGCCACTGGAACGGCCTTCAAAATATTTGGAACTGTTCTTCTGTTTTCTCCAGTATTCCGGATGGCTTTGTAAACTATGTTCTGAGATAAATTGTCTACTTCATAGTACTCATTGCCATCTGTATCCAGCACTCTTATAACGTCACTGATATTTGGCGCTGGTATCTTAACCACCTGAAATCTCTGAAAGTCTCCCATGGGAATGGTTGCAACGGAGCCGCGGCCAGAGACGGCGCGTCCTTTCAGCCTAAGAACATAAGTGGTTGGCTGACCATTAAGTGGGTTCACTTGACCCACTACCGTTTCTACAGCGGAATTATTAAAATCGACATCGCCAAGTAGGGTATAGGTACCGCCACCCACCGAGTTGAAGGTGGAGCCGGCCTCTAAAATTGGTGTTAAAGCAGGGTCGGGGCCGAGACCCGTGGTTGCGGCAGGTACCTCAATATAAAAAGTTAAAAGGCCGTAAGATGCAGGACTAGTTGTTTGCTTATATCCCAGCTGCCGTGCTAGTCGCAAAACGTTGGAATACTCGACAGCGCTATCTAGGAAGCTTTCGTTAGTCTGATAATCTAAGTAAAACGATAAGATGTCTCCCACATACGCCACGGTATCTAACATCAGGGAACCGAAAGAGGCTTCATTAAAGTCTTGATAAGTGTTGGGATAATAGCGACGAGCGAAATTCTCCAGCTCTTGGCGGATGGACTCGAAGTCGCGGCTAGTATAGTTAATGGGTATTATTTTTTTCTGCATGTCGTTTAAACCTATGAATAATTAGACGCCCGCTCCCGCAACATCAACTTCCAGCATACCAAAAGAACTCAATGGTTTTATCTGGTAGTATAGCTTTAAGTTAATCGTGTGGGGAAACAGATCAGGATTTCCTTCTGGTACAATAAAATCAATACGCTCGATTCCGATAAAAGGCAAATACATGTTGACCTGCTCCCTTATTTTGCTATCGAGCCGAGAATACGTATCGGTCCGATTAGGTTCAAACAAAAATTGACGCACACCAACTCCAAACTCTACATCCATTACTTTCTCCCCAGGAGATGTAAACAAAAGCATTTTGAGATTCTGGTTTGCTAGCGTTTCAAAATCCGTTATTAGATTGTATGCGCCGAATGTGGCGTCTACTTCCAGGGGCAATCTTGGCGCTAATCCTGATGACATATTAATACCTCTTAATAAATACCTATCATTATGGTTTTTAACCGGTTAACATTCAGCTGAAGTTTCGGTGGGCTCTCCCTCTTCCTCAGATCCGTCTGGTAATTCTATCTGATCGAGAAGAAATTTAATCAATAGATAGATTATCCCCAAGGGAGAAGGCGGTAACATAAACATGCCGGTCACTGTTCCGGTAAAGTCCACCCCCTTTAATGAGATGTTCGGCCCAAAAAGGGGACCATCAGCCTCTCCTTGGAGAGGGGTTGGAAGAGCCATAGCCTCAGATGCAAACTGATTTCCCAAATTATAGCCGCAGAACGCCAATGCCAAGATGTCTTCCCCTGTCGCGCCATTTACTTTAAGGGGGTTAGGGGGCTCGTCGGGCATCGCATCAATTGCAGTTGTTATACCCTTCGCGGCCACTCCGAAACCCTCGGCTGTCACATTTCTAATAAATTTAGAAATTGCCACATGAGGGTCGATGAGTTCGACAAGACCCTTCAAAATTTGTAGAGGAGTTTCTTTCAAGAATTTTAAGAATATCTCCCGGGCGAGGGATTCTAGATTATTATCTGAATCTGCCATACTATTGTTGAAGTCTTGGGCTGCCGATCTATCAGATGCTGTGGGTGGTCGGCGACTGTCGTCAGTAGCCTTCAAAAGATTTAAGATGGCGATGATAGTTGTATCAAAGCTTCCTACCGTAGTGGTAAAATATTTATCGCTTAAGTATAAGTTGTATAAGAGAGGCGCCATAATTGCGGTGTTTTGGCTCGCACACTGATCTAAGAACAGTTGCAGTTCAGAGTTTGCGCCAAGAGTCTGATAGTCTGTAGTTGTTATGCCCATTATAAGATTACCAGTGGCTGACGATATATTGCCCAGGAAACCAGTTATCGCGCTAGGGGCCGCGGCCCACGAGGTGGCAGTTGAGGCATTAGTCGCTGACGCAGCGGAGATAGTCATCAGGCGCTGCGGGAGACGAGTGACATTCCCGGTCGTGTCGTGGATCATCTCTTCCGGGTAACTTTCCCAATCCCACCACTCTTTAACGGCGGTATATCCACCGATACCCTTCTGGAATACATAAAGAGAGTATTGTGCAGTAATGTCGGAGGGGCTAACCATCATGGGAAACACCTGCAAGAACATCTCGGCGCTCATGGTTACCGGGCCCGTCGAGGCACCGAAGAGGGTTTGATGGGCCGAATCTAAGGCGGCTGCGTCGACCACAATTTCTTTTACAATTCCCATGTTTCCGTGTATTTCCGCCCAGTCGCCATGGTCTTCATTCATCCAGAAATAATCACCCTGGGTAGTCTGGCCTCCGGAGGTCTTATCGGTCCACATTTGTTTAAATCCGTTATAGACACCTACCGCATTCTCCAGAAACACTCTGCTGTAAGGCTTCTTATTGGGGCCAGAGTCCATAATGTTGCCAATGGCAGTCATAGTTGATCGAGTCTCCGTGATTGGAGTGCCAGTTTCATAATCACTTGCAATTTCTTGCCCCCACGTATAACCAATCCTCTCGTTAACCAAGAAGCTAATCATCTGTTGCATGTTTCCGATATAAGAAAACTCCGGTGCCGTGAAGCCTGTGACCGGTTCGGTGGGCGCATAGGAGTGGGTAATCCCGCCCACATTTTGGGTAGACTGCCGTGTGCTTCGGCTCTCAAAATATCCTATCATAGCGTTTCTAAGGAGCTGGCCCATTCCGTTGCCTGCTGTCGCGTGGCGCTGGACCTCTGTGGCCACCTGAGCGATAATGTAATCCCGGAGGGGGTATTTGATGGAAAAGATATCTGACATTTTGAACGCGGAAAAGACAGTAATATTCTTGATGATAAACTGGATCAAAACCGCCTGAATGAGCAGATTTATTATTCCGAATTCTAGAGTGCGACGAACGCCTTCGCTGATGTTTACACCCGCATTGGCGGAACACATGTCATCTAAAAAGTTCTTCTTCATTTGATCAATGATGCCGTCCGCGTCGAGAAGATCCCCGACGTCGGCCGGTGAACAATTGGCATTATTCTTAAAGAGATTAAGATTCTGAACTCGCGCGACGGAGAAAGCTCCTTTACGCAAACAATAATCAAATACCCTACGGGCCGCGGCGGCTTGGACTAAGGGAAATTCCTGTGACGCTATCTGTGACCATCCGGGGTCTAGATTACCCATTCCGAAGGCCTCTATAAACCGATAAACATAAGGATTTATAAGCTGTTGTTTGTATATTTCGTTCGTGGGTAACGCTGTGGAGTTCACTGTTGTTGTGAAGGACCCCTCCAAAGGGAGGGCGGTCGCAGCAGCGGAATAGGTATCAAAAGGAATACTGTAATCTAAGCCCACATAGGGTACATCGTCGGTAGAATACGCCGGCCAAGTAATAGCCACATCATCCGATAGGGCTACGTCTGTATTCGACCTATTAAAGTCATAACTGATCGTGATGGTTTTATATATCTCCCCACCGGTGGACGTATCAAAAGCCGCGGCCGACTTTATAATACTGCCACTCTGTATTCCGCCGGTGGATTTAGTGGCGGCGCCCTTAACCAGGGCGCCAGCCCCATTCACAGGGTTGAAATCCAAATAACCTATAGCATTGGCGAACGCTTGTTTGTACAAAATAGGAAATACCGGTTCGACACGAGCGACGGGGGCAGCACTTCCCTCAGTAATAGAGGACTGCGCGGCATTGATGTTGTCTACCACTCCCTGGATTGCGTCAGGCGAGGCCTCAAGACCAGCGGTGATTGCCTCTAATGCTATCATTAGGCTATCTAAGTCTGGGAATTTGGAGAGGTCGAGGTCGGCGCAAACAGGTGAATTGGCATTATCGGCGATAAATTGAATTCCTTCGGCTAGTTTACTGAAAATATCCTTGATTATATTAAGGACCGCGGTGTCGATTTCAACAGGGTCTTCAGTAAGGCCGCACTCGTCGATGGCGTCCTGTTGGGGGTTTGGCTCGTTTGTCACCCCTTCCATGAGTAGAGAGGCTCGCGCGCTTTCCAAAGAACCGCCAAAATACAATTGGATCGAGTCTACCAGCGCGTTGAACGCATTGGGAAGAGTTACCGAGTAAACTGGATTGTTAATGAAGAACTCCGAGTCCGGGCACATAAAGTCAAATGGTGGAATCTCAATAATTGGGCCGTGCTCTATAAGATTGGTAAGCTCTTGAATGGCAGCAGTTTTTTCTAGGCCATCATAAAAGTCCTCGTCCAAACAAACATTGCAAGACTTTCTAACCTCATCCAGCAGATTGTTGACTGCGCGATTACAAAGGGTCACCGTGTCGACGTACTCCGAGACTCTCTCGAAAAATGATATCACCTCAGTTCCCGTTACTATGTTGGTTTGAATAGCAGTAACATGATACTGTCGGTTAAATGCGATAACCTTGTTTAACGTGGCCACCTCGACTTCATCAGGCGCATTGAGCAATCGGCACAGTTCTACTACATCCAAAATTTTTGAAACGTCACTAAGGTAATCATAGGCTTGTGGCATTCCGGTAAAGCCGTAGCCGGTGGCTATGTTATTTAATATGTCTCCAAGATCGGGTATTTGGGCTTGATCATTAAGGGCACGCAATTCCTCTCCGCAATCCACTGCGCCGACCATGCCTCTGATGACATCGTTACAATTTAGTTTAATGAGATCGGCCAAGGCTTTGATAATCT